TTGATAAAAATAGTTGTTGTTCATAATTTGTAAAATTGTTTTTTATCTTTTCAACTAATTTGCTCTGGTAATTACCTGAAAACTTTGTGATAGAATTGCTTTCGATGAGATTTACAATATCTACGCTCATTTTATAATTATATTAATGCGATATCTCTGTATTGATTTTTGCTTTTAATATTAAAATTCAATAATGATGTAATTAGTATTGACAATATTTAATATTAAAATATAAAATACACACGATATAAGGTGTTTAGTTGGAGTAAGCGAGCCCTCCCATACCACTCATGATACGCAAGACGTTGTAGTTGGTAGCATATACACGAACCTTGGCAGTCTTGGTGCCTTCAACAGTGGCGTTAGACAAGACCAATTGAAGAGTGGCGTTATCAATTCTGGAGAAGTTGCATGTGCCGCTTGGTTGGTGTTCTTCGGGGCGAAGAGCGAAAGAATATACGTTAATACCTTCATCAGGGTTGCGGGTGTGAGCTTGGTAAGGTTGAACCCAAGAGAAGTAGGTTCCTTCGCGCTCAGAGAAGCGGTCTTGGCCGTTAAGTTGGAGCTTAGCGGTGACGACAGGGTTTTGGCCCCAGCAGTGCATGTCAAGGGAGGTTTCAGAAAGGACGAAAGTGCCAGCATCAGAAACTCCAGAGTTCTCAAGGTGTCCAGAGTCAGTTCCAGATGAAAGAGCAGCAATGGTAGCAGCGTCAAGACCAGCAGTGTTCAAAGGAACTTGGGGACCACCAAGGTTAGGCTCGTTGTAAGGATTGGAAGGACCATGCCAGTAACCGGTGAAGCCAGGGAATTGGGCAGAAGGTTGGTAATCAAGAGCACCGGCATCTTGGAAGAGACCACGAGCATCGATGTAAGCACGAGAATCAGCAGCAATAGAGGCAGGACCTCCAAAAGCATGGATAGCGTTAGGAAGAGCATCGATGGCATCAGTGTAGTTGAAAGGTTGAGCACCAAGAACCTTGAATAAGAGAGCATCACAAGTTAAGGATGAGCAATAGTCAACGTTTTGGTCAGGTTGAACAACCCAGACGAGCTCCTTAACAGGGTGGTTGAAGTTGAGCTTGATCTTGTTAGAAGAAGAACCAACAGACTCATCACCTGTAAATTGGAGTTGAGTAATCAAATACTCATGAGGGTTTTGGGCCATTCTGCGGCGTTCATCAGTGTCAAGGAAGACATAGTCAACGTAGAGTGAGGCAGCAACTAAAGATTGGTTGTAGGCAATAGTGGCAGGGACAGGGCGTCCAACAGAGTATTGACCAGCAGCTCCAGAGTAAGGATTGGTGTTGCAGTTCAAGGTGGTAACAGCCCATAAGCACTCATCAATAGGTCTGATATCAAGGTTAATCTTGACTTCGTGGTATTGAAGAGCAATCAAAGGGAGGGCAAGACCAGGGTTGGTGCAGAACCAGAATTGAAGAGGAACATAAAGGGTAGTCTCGGGAAGAGCATTGCGAGGAGCGCAAACTTGACGAGGAGCCAAAGAGTCGCAAGGGGATTCGACGTCAGAGAAAGAAGGATCAGTGATGAAGGTAAGTTGAGTGGTGTTACCAATCATCTTGAAGTAACCACGTTGTTGTTCAGCAGTCATGGTCAATTGGTTCCAGATGTGCATCCAGTCACCATATTGACGATCAATTCTTTGACCACCAATTTCGACTTCAACTTGAGCAATAAGTTGCTCACCAGGGAAATCAAGCCAACGGGCATAGACACCGGTATTTTGACCAGTGGTATAGTTTCCGAGACCCATAAGTTGGTTGATCTCAGGAAGAGTAACTTGTAAATAAGTGCGGTAAGCTAGATCTCCGTTTCTGGAGATAACACATTGGACACGACGTCCGAAATCGGCTTGACCATTGAAAGTTTGTTCGATTGATTCGATTGCAAAGTTAGTGTATCTACGATAAGTAACTTTCCAGAAAGTAATTTGAGGGTTACCAGTAAGGTAAACATCTTGAGCACCATAAGCTACGAGTTGCATTAATCCACCTCCCATTTTATAATATGGCTAAAGAAAAAAATTTTTTAGAAATAAATTTAATTAAATTAAAATAAATTAATTAAAATAAATTAATTTATTTTTAACTATGAAAAAAAATTATTTAAATCTAAATTGGTCTTCATAAATTTCTTTAAATACATATCATCCAATACTTCTTTTTTATTTTCATGATTTTTTAAGAATACATAAGACTCGCCACGTTTTTTTACAGACCATCCTTCCTCTATTGAATTATAGAAAAGAAGCATTTTTTGGAATTTTATTGCATCTATCTTTAAATCTTGATTTTCTAAATCTTTTAAGGAGTCTATATTTATTTTGAATTCCATTTAATGTATTTTTATAAAAATTTAATTTATTTTGAACTCATCTCATAGTCTGCTTAAATTTTTTCGCCTATAAAATCTTGAGTAATGTAGACCTTCAGTTTCTAAAATTTTTATACTACTTTTAACAATCTCTTCATTATCATTTGAATAATATATATTTTTAATTTTATAACCTTTCTTTTTTGGTAGAGTTTTCATATTTTGAATACAATTAGCACAAGGCTTTGAACTTTGTATTTTATTATTTTTAGAAAATCTTATAACCAGTAAATTGATTGGTTCTAATTTTTTCTTTTTATCTAATGGTTTAAGTTTATTAATAGCATCATGTTCAGCATGAATACCAGGTTCATTTCCATCAATATCTCCCATTTTATTAAATCCAAAACTTAAAATGTTAGCCTTTTGTAAAACGTTTTTGTTTGCCTTGTAAAATACATGACGCATGATTATAATTTCCGCACAAACAAGGTGCAATTTTTGATTCTCCATTCTCAAATAGGGTGATGTCAGAATCATATGGCAAACAAAACCGCTTCAAAAACAAAGTATCGAGTATTTGAGACATTTTAATTGATGTAATATAATATAATATAATATAATATCTTTATAATTTTTATTATCTTTTCAATTTTATTTTTTATTGAATTAAATAAATAATTTATATATATTATAAATTAAATAAAAAACGTTTTTAATATAAAAGAAGTATGATATCTTTTAAACCAAAATCAAACAAAAAGTTTAAATTTAACAAAAAAACAGCTGTGACACTTGATACAAAACATAAAGAATTTTTACATGAATTTTCACGAGATGAAGACACAATTTTAGATTATAAATATGAAATATATAAATTAAAACAAAAACTAAATGATGAAAATGACTCTATCTCAATAGAAGAAAAATTAGAATTTACAGATAGAATTTTAGAATTAAAAGAATCAGTAAAACAGATACAAAATAAAAAAAAAAATTATTTACTTGATAATTCAAAATATATTTTTGAGTATTTTGAAAACAAAAAAAATATTTCAAGCGGTATAAAATCTCAATCAAATCCTAATAAGTCAAATGCTATTAATAAATTTTTTAAAATAAAAGAAGAAATTGATGATGAAATTAATTTAATTCAAAATGATAATAATAATATTGTTTTAAAATATTTGAGCAATGTTAGTGATGATTTTTTAGATATTAATAATTTTGTATATCAAACAGATATATGTCAAATATGTAAAAAAGGCGAGCTAATTCCACTTGAAGATGAAGGTATAATGGTTTGTAATATCTGCTCAAGAAGTATTCCATATCTCATCGAAAATGAAAAACCATCATATAAAGAACCACCAAAAGAGGTATGTTTTTATGCTTATAAACGGATAAATCATTTTAAAGAAATATTAGCACAATTTCAAGGTAAAGAAACAACACAAATTCCTTTAGATGTTATTGAAAATATTAAATTACAAATTAAAAAAGAAAGAATTGAATTATCACAAATAACAAATATAAAAACAAAAGAAATACTTAAAAAATTAGGATATAATAAATATTATGAGCATATACCATTTATAAAAGATAAATTGGGAATTAAACCACCTATTATGTCCCCTGAATTAGAGGAGACTTTATGTAACCTTTTTGTTGAACTTCAATCACCTTATTCAAAATTTTGCCCAGATGATCGCGTTAATTTTTTAAATTATTACTATACAGCATATAAGCTATGTGAGTTATTAGGTGAAGACAAATATTTAGAACATTTTCCAATGTTAAAAGATCCAGAAAAAAGAATGGAACAAGATATAATATGGAAAAAAATTTGTAAAGAATTAGATTGGGAATTTATACCTACTATTTAATATTTATAATTTATAAAATTAAACTATTAAATTATGAGGGTCTATAAGGAAACAGTTTTAACATATTAGTATTATAAATTGAATAATTAGGGTCATAACTATTAGCTCCTACTCCATTACCAAAACACATACCTCCTTTTTGTTTGCGACTTTTGCGATTATATTTGCGTGCCTTTCTACCTTTTTTTGTTTTACTATAAGTTTTGCGTTTTCTACCACCAAAAGAATTGTCTCTTGTTGTGTTAACTGAATCATTTGTTAAATTTCCCAAATCTGATAGATGTAAAGAACCTTGTGAAACGCGACTATCGTCTAAATCTGATAGATGTAAAGAACCTTGTGAAACGCGACTATCGTCTAAATCTGATAGATGTAAAGAACCTTGTGAAACGCGACTATCGTCTAAATCTGATAGATGTAAAGAACCTTGTGAATGATTATTACCATTTAAGTATGATATATCTTCAATCGTTGTATTCATTGATTCATCTAACTCATGTTCATTATCTGAAGCATCTGAAATACCTGATATATTCAAACTATTAATTTCATTATTTTGAATGTCTTGAATTAGTTCTTGTGGCGTAAAATTATCACCTGTATCTGGATTTATTCGATTTAACCTTATTTGAATAATATTTAACCTAATACCTCTATTAGAAAGAATTTGAATATCATTTTCTGTAAATCCTAAAGACAATAATTGTTGTTTTTCTTCTTGTGTAAATGTTCCACCAACCATTTTTTTATAACTTCGTCCAATCTTGCTAGTTTTTTTTCTATAATGTTTACGTTTTAGTCGTATTAATTTTTTACGAGATTGTTTAGCCATAATATATTATTAGATTTAAATATATTATGTTATTTAAAATCCACCAGGGAATCTTACCAAGTTAGCACCGATACCGAAACCAGCACCTGATCTAGCAGTTACACCCATAGATGGAACATAAGTATCAAGAATGCTAAATGTAGCAGCAGCAGTTAAAGCTATTAAAATAATTTCTTCAATATTCAAAGAACGTTTAGGAATAGCATAAGCAGCAATAGCAACCATTAAACCTTCAACAAGATATTTGATAATTCTTTTAACAAGTTCACCAACATTAATTAATCCGTTCATTATATTAAATGTTAAGAAAAAATTATTATTTGCGATAAAAAACTTAAAAATAAATAATTAATTTATTTAAATGGATAGTTTAAAGTCTAAGCATTTAAAAAATGGTGGGTTTGAGAGAAAACAAAAAAATGGGAAAGAAAATCCTAAATATATAGATTTGTTAGATGAAGATAAACCTATTGCTAATCAAAAATTTGTATGTATGTCTTTTTGTTCTCCAGAAAAAATTTTAAAACAAAAAGAAATTTTCTTTTTTGAAGAGTTCCTAAAGAACTGGGAATTTAATAAATCTATGGAAAAATTTTTACAATTTATTAACTTTATATCTTTTAAGTATAATATATCGTTTGAAGATTTAAATAATGACTTTAGAGAGTTTGTTAAAGAAGAGAAAAATAATCTAACTAATTCAAGTTTGGCGGATGATTATAAAACATATTTAGATAATCATGAAGATGAACTCCAAAAGAAATTTGATATTAACAATAGCTTTCAAACAAACACAAGAGGACTAAAAATTAGAGGTACTTATCCTACTCAAGAAGAAGCTGAATTAAGATGTAAAATGTTAAGAGAAATTGACCCTAACCACGATATCATGGTTGGACCAGTTGGCATGTGGATGCCTTGGGATCCTGAAGCATATAAAACAGGTCGTGTTGAATATATGGAAGAGGAATTGAACCAATTAATGCATGAAAAACAAAAGAATGAGTCTAATGCAAAGACTGCTTTTGAACAGCGTGTTAAAGAAACTAAACAAAAGGCTATTGAGGAAAATATTAAGAATGCTGAAAAGTCTGGCAATACTTTATCTCAAACTATTGATGAACAAGGTAATTTGATTGGTGTAAATAATTCTAGTACTCAAGAATTTACTTTAAGTGAACAAGAAAATATTTCAACTGCTGATATTTGTAAGGAATTATTTGAAGGTGAAAATATTGTGGTTGGAAAGAGTGACTATGGACAAAGTCAACTAAAATCAGGACCATTTGCTAAAAATAAAGATTAGTATTTACACCCTTGAAAATTTTTATGTAAATTTACATCTGGAATGGGATTATACTGTATACTTACGCTCCATGTTTCAAATACCAGTAGTAAATAATATATAAATAATATATAAATAATATATAAATAATATTGTTATAGAATGAAAATATTATTTACTGATAATATACAAGAAGATACCACATTTGTTATGGTAACTGATTTACATTATTTCAAAAAAACAAAAAGAACTATTATTGATTTAAGAAGCAAGGGAAATTGGCAAAAAGATATTGTTCTTATAACAATTGATTTTACATTGAATAATAATTTTAAGGATTTTTATAATATTATAGAAGTTAAATTTAATCAAATTGATAAATCAGAACTTTTGAATAAAATAGGAAAAAACGGGTTTTCTAATTCAGATAAGAGAGAAATTACAAAATTAAACCAATGGGAAAAACTACACGTATTTGATGATTATTTTATGAAATGGAAACGTGTAGTATTTTTAGATGCTGGTTTAAGAGTATTAGATGATGTAAAATATTTATTGGAATTAGATTATAAAAATAAAATACTTGCGCCAAAAGATGGTAGATACAACGATTATAATTTATTCGAATCTCAGTTATGTTATGATAATCAAGATATTATAGAAAAAGTTAAAACAGATTTTGGAGAGAATATTTTTAATGAGCATTTTTTTTTAAATTGTATTTGGATTTATGATACGAATATTTTACGATTGTGTGATAAAAACCAAATGATAACAGCGATGAATACTTATACTTTATGTAGAACAAATGAAATGGGAGTAATGAATCTTTTATTAAGATTTAAATATAATTTATGGGAAGCATTTCCGGTTAAGACTTCTTCTTATAAATTTTTATTTGATTGGTGTGAATTAAATAATCCAAATACAAATTGGAAGGATTATTGTTTAATAAAATATCCAGTAACTATTTCATTTGATGATTGTTAAATAATGCTATAATAATCATTTATTATATTATTATTTTTATATATCTTCCTCATTTTTTGTAGGAAATGTTCCTTTCATTTCTACCGTTTATTTATAGTATCCCATGTTGCTAATAACTATTTCACTATTTGCGTTTTCCAGGTTGATGACATGATATATCCTTCTAAAGGTTTTATTTTTTGTTTACTATATTCTTTAGGAATTATATAACGTCTATAATATATTGTTTTTTCATCAGGCTGCGGTCTAACTATAGGTGCATCTTGTCTTACTTTAGGTTCTACACTTACTACTGTAAACCCCATCATTCTTTTTATCAGCGTCCACATATTTTTTAATATATTTATTTTTACAGACATTACACCTTTTTACATTTCAAATGCTGATTTATTTCTAAATCAATTTTTTATAAAATATAAAATACAATAGTAAGGAATTTCACATTACGATTTCCTAATTTAGCACTTTCCACAAATGCCGTTTTTATATAATTTAAGTTAGGTTTTACCACTTAGTCGCCTTTTTAACGCTAATTTTGGGTCCTGCACCTCTCTTTTTTGTCTTGTTAGGATCATATTGTTCTTCTTGTTGCTCGTCTGGTAATCCCTTAGATAATTCCCAGAATTCTTTAGAACCAAGACGAAAATCATTATGATTATCAGCTTTATACCAAAAAACTTGGTCTTGTAATTTATTAGATTTAGAATTATTGTTAATCACAAGACATTCGTAATTTTCAGTACATTGATCCATTACTTGACAAAAAGATTCAAAAGTTGGAAACATTCCAGCATAATTATCATATATTCTTTTTCTATTTGCAATGTAATTTTCTCTCAAAATAAAAACATAATCTATATTTGTTCTCAGTGTGGGAGGAATTCCTAAAGGATATTGCATTGTAATAACTAACATGACCTTCCAGTGTCTCCCGTTCATAAAGAGAAGACGCATTAATTTATCACGAGACCATGTATTATCATATAAGCAATCATCTAAAATAACAAATGCTCTAGGATCAATTGATGATCTTTTATACATTTCGATTTCTTTTTTGACTTGATTTAATACAGTCCTTTGTCGTTTTAATATATTTTCAATAATAGCTGAATTGTATTCATTATGAATGAATAATCGAGGAACCATTTTCCCGTAAAATCCGTTGCCTTCTTCTGTTCCTGAAATAACAGTTCCAATAGGAATTTCTTGTTGATAATATAATAAATCTCTAACTAAAAATGATTTTCCAGTATCACGTTTACCAATTAAGACTACAACAGGTCCTTTATTTTCAGTTGCTTTAAATTGAATACTTTTCATATCAAACTTTTTAAGTTCTAGACTCATTTATATTATCTTAAAAAGAAAATTTATATGATTTTAAACGATTTTATTCATAAAATATTTACACAAATATTTAGATTCCTTTGACTTAATTACGTTTGAATAATAATATGCTATAAAATATTAAAGATTTGGTTTAGAATGTCACATTCTAATATATTAACAAATTATTTTACGCCAAATTCTTGTTAACAAACCTAAACTGATTGTCATAAAAATCTTTATTTTTTTTATATTCATTTTCAAAATTTTTATCTTTTTTGCATAATAAAAATATTTTATCAGCAAATGTATCAGCTTTATTTCTATTAACATAAAATGAACTTACATAAGCATAAAAATAAATATTAAAATAAATATTACATAGACAGTTTATACTTTTATCATTAATATAATTTAATATTATTTCACAATATCTATAACATAAAGAATTATCACCTTTATTTAATATTTTTTTTATAATGTCGTGTATATAATTTAATTCATTCTCTATAGAAATGTAATTATTTAAATAAAATTGCGTATTAATTTTTGATATAATATAATTTTCCATTAATAAATCTAAATAATTCTTATTTATTTTACATTTATTTAATGAAAGTGATTTTAAAATAAATTCACACGACTCAATACACTTTTTATAATTTTTATATTTGAAACTATTATTTATAAAATTATATATAGGAGGCTCTGGACATTCATTTATATATTTATAATTTGTTATCATTTGATTATAATCACCATAATAATGTTCAAATAAATCTTCATTATCAAAATAAACAGGAGTATATAGTTGTTCATCTGCATGTCCATAACCAATTGATAAATAATATAAAAATTTGTCTTCTATTTTATCACAAACTTTATACATATATTCTTTATTTCCTGTAAAAAAACCACTACACATTCCACATCTGCCCCATTTATAGTATTCATTTGTATTATCTAGTAATTCTTTTGGTATATAATCTATATAACAAGTTGAAAACTTATCTCTATTAACCGAAAGAGCATCATTTAAATATTTTAAATTGTTATAGCCCATCCTTTCTATACAAAAATTAATCCAACAAAAATGAGTTGAATTGAAAGTATTTTGTTTAATTATTTCTTTCATTAAAATATATCTCGACATACAAAACAAATAATAACTAGCGGTATTTCTGTTGTCAAATTTATAAGGAAATTTTTTTCTATTATCTATAATTATATCTCTACATTTTAAGAAAGTTAGTTCATCATAAATATAATTATTTTTAAATTTTATATCATCAAATTCAATAATATAATATTTAGTTTTTTCCCTTAAAAATTCAGGACGTAATTTATATATTTCATCATAACTTTCTTTATCACAATAAATCACTAAATTATAAGGTAAACTCAATGTTGATAATGAATGAGATAAATAGTAGTTTTTATTCCTTTTATTAATTTCATCTGATGCATCTAAACATTTAGTCAAATTAAAATAAGATGTAAATAATGTCCAATTTGATAACTCATTTTTTCGAAATTTAAATTCTTTATTAAAAGTAAATATTCCTGTTCCCGACCAATGACCTAAATCAGATATATCATATTTGTATTCATCTTCAATTTTATACCAAAAATTATCTCTCATATTTTTAAAATACCATATATCATCGCAAATAACAAAACCTTTGTAATTATTTTCTTTCAAATATAAATAAAAGTCATATTCCATATAACCATTATGAGGATCAACATCTAGAAAAATAAATGAACTTGATAATACAATTTCACTCCATTTAGTTCTAGATAAATCGTTTGTCATAATATCATCAATTATGTATTGGATATTTTTTCTTAATTTTTTATCTGGTTTAATTTTATCAATTATATCAAAAGTATATACTGTATTTTTTTCATTATAAGATAAAGCAATAGCTGATTCACCTAAATGTGTTCCTATCTCAATAATATTTGAATTATTGAATAATGACGAAAAATATGATAATAATCTATAATGTTCTTTACCAGGTTCATTGTAAAAATCGTTTCCTAACGCAATATTGTTAAAAAAATCATTTATTTTTAGACTGTTAATATTTTGTAAAGTTAATATATCTATAAAATTCATAATAATACTAATATTTATATATTTTTAAATTAATACTTTTAGAAATGTTTAGAACTATTAATTAATATTAATTAAATAATAAGTTAAAAATATATTTAATTAATATTTAAATTGACTAAAGATGCTTACTATCAATTATCAGAAAAGGAAAAATATTGACTTATTTAAGTCTTTTGAAGAAGCAACATCGCTTTTTCTCTCTAAACCCCAAAATTACATACCAATTTACACAAGATTTTTTAACTTAAATGATACAAATTATAACAGTATTAATCTAAATAATAAATGGTTTATATCAAATATTAATCCTGAAGGGAACATTAAAGACAATGATAATCTTTTTATGTGTAGAGTAAAAAATATAGATACTAATAAAGTAAAAGATAGAGAAATATTTTTCAAAATGGCTCCTTTATTAGACCCATATAAATATATGATTGGTAAATATGATATTACAAATCCAACCCTGTTTAATTTACCAAAATTAAATTCAAATACAGAAGATTGTAATTCTAAAGTTATTGATGTTAATAACTCGGCTTATGTTGATGGTTTATTTTTATTTTTGTCAAGTCAATTAAGAAATACATATAAATTTATACATGGAGTTGACTATTATGGTTCTTTCTTGGCTATTAAAAATGAATTTAAAATAAATGTTTTTGATGATATTGATTATTTGAATAATTCTGATTTTTTCAATAAAAATAAAAATATATTATTTAAAGTAGACAACTATGATCATTTGTTTCAACAAGAAGAAACAAAACTAAAACCATTAAATATTGGTAATAATATTAGTTTAAATTCTTTAAAATCATTTGATAATGAAATGTTTAATGATGTATTTGATGAATGTAACAACTCAATTGATTTAAAAGACGTATCATTGGATTTAGTTGATATAACACATGTATCATTAATAACGGAACATCAATTAACTTTAAAATCAAATTCAACTTGTTCATCACGTTCATCACATACAAACGATGGTGATTTAGACAATGATTGTGAAAATTGTGATCAAGATGGTGAGGGGTTTTATTCAAATTTTGAAAAAAATAGTAATAATAGTTTACAAGAAGAAAATTATAATTATAAAGAAGATGAAGATGAAGAAGATGAAGATGAAGATGAAGAAGATGAAGAAGATGAAGATGAAGAAGATGAAGATGAAGATGAAGAAGAGAAAATAAATGTATTCATACCAAAATTTCCTGTTCAGGTTATTGGAATGGAATATTGTGAAAATACCTTTGATGATTTAATTTTAACTAACAAATTAACTAATGAAGAATGGTATTCAGCACTTATGCAAATAATAATGATTCTTATAACATATCAAAAAGTATTTAATTTTACACATAATGATTTACATACAAATAATGTAATGTATAATAAAACTGATAAAAAATATTTGTATTATTGTTATAAAAAGAAGTATTATAAAGTTCCTACATTTGGAAGAATATTTAAAATAATTGACTTTGGTAGGAGTATTTTTAAGTTTGATGGAAAAATATTTTGTAGCGATAGTTTTCAAACTGGTGGCGATGCTGCAACTCAATATAATACAGAACCATATTTTAATGATAAGAAACCCAGATTAGAGCCAAATTATAGTTTTGACCTATGTAGACTAGCATGTTCAATTTTTGATTATGTTATTGATGATTTTGAAGAGATGAAAGATTTAAGTAAAATTGTAGACCCAATCAAACGCTTAATTTTTGAATGGTGTTTAGATGATAAGGGAATAAATATGCTCTATAAAAATAATGGTGTAGAGAGATATCCGGAATTTAAATTATATAAAATGATAGCAAGATGTGTTCATAATCATACACCGCAAGCTCAATTGGAACGTGTAGAATTTGATAATTTTAAATTTAGTGGAGATATTATTAAGAATATGGATGATGTTATTAATATAGATTTAATTCCATCACATATTTAGAATTATTATTTGTTTATAAAATCTATAATAGAATATATTTATATATATTATGGATAATAGATTTGGATTTATTATAACTAGACATGTTAATTCAGTTAAAACAAATAATTATTGGAATCATTCTGTAAAATTGATTAGGAGTTTATATCCATTACGAAAAATTGTAATTATAGATGATAATAGTAATTATAATTATGTTAGTTCAGAATTTGATTATAAAAATGTTCAGATTATTCAATCAGAATTTCCTGGTAGAGGCGAACTTTTGCCATATTATTATTATTTAAAATATAAGTTTTTTGAAAATGCTGTAATTATACACGATAGTGTATTTTTTCATAAACGTATTCCTTTTGAAAAATTTTATGGTATAAATGTAATGCCTTTGTGGTTTTTTCATCCAGATAAAGAAAATGTTGAGAATACAAAAAGAATTGTAAAACATCTTAAAAATAATATTTTAATAGATAAAAAAGTTTCAAGATATGTTGAGGTTATTGGAATGAATACTGATAAATGGTATGGATGTTTTGGTGTTCAAAGTTTTATAAATTTAAATTTTCTTGAACATATAGAAAATAAATATGGAATAAAAAATTTAATTTCAGCAGTAACTTGTAGAGCAGATAGATGTAGTTTGGAGAGAATATTTGGTTCAATATTTTTTTCAGAATCACCAAAATTATTAACCCAAAAATCCTTATTTGGTGACATAATGAAATATCAAAAATGGGGTTATTCTTATGATGAATATATTAATAACTTAAAAAAGGGCATTATCCCCAAAGCGATTATTAAAGTTTGGACTGGCCGTTAGTTAGTAAATGTTTTTGATGTTGATGAGCATGTTCCGCCAGTGTAACTTACATCATATTTAACATTTATAGGTTTTGTTTTTGTGTTTGATGAATAAGTGAATATCCATGCCAAATCAGCATAATCAACTCCTTTTGTTGTTATACATGTATAAATCGTATCTTCATATTGAGCATATGTACCTCTATTTACACTTAAATCTTGAGGAAAAATATTTATTGGTTGATTACCTGGACCACCTAAATGATTTGCTAAAATATGCCCTGCATCACAATCTTGAACACCATCATCATCTAATGAACGCGCATAATTTTGTGTACATGTTGTTGTGTCAGTCCCTTTATTTATATTTGTGATTGATATACGAATATCAGCTGATGCTATTACAGGTATATTATTGTGTAAAGTATAATAATAAATACCGGTTGTTCCGCCACCAATTGTTAATAAATTTTTACCTTCTACAGGACATGGAACTGTTGTACAATAACAACATGATGTTGAATTATACGCATTTATACATAGTTTCATAGTCAAAATAGAGAGAAAGAATAAAATATATTTCATTATATATATTTTATTCATTTAAAATCCAGGATTATCTGTAAAAACTGGTGTTATTTTTGGAGATGCTCCGCCTTTTATTACGGGATTTATTTGGTCTATTACAAAATTAGCAATTATTACACTAAAATAAACTAAAAAAGCATCACGTATTAAAAACTTTAAAGGCTTACTTTCTTTTTCTATATATCTCATTTCTAAAAATTTTGCTA